CGCCAGAGCTTTTCGGTAGCAGACAGGATCCAGGAGAAAGAGAAGTATGACGCAGTGTCACACGCGAATATGGCTCGTTGTTTTCCATTCTCAAGCTTGACGCTTTTGGAGACGGAAGTTGTGCCATCCCACGTGGTTAGGGGCTCGAACTCCATCGCTTCAGAAGCCATGCGGCGGTAGTCACGGGAGTGGGTGGCTCTATTACGCTTGGGATCGATTCCTAGCGCATTAGAGCTGGCGGCAGTCTGACTGCCATTGACACACCACAGCCACCTACTCGACCACCATTGGTTGAGGTCGGGTAAGGTGCACTCACGGTCAGCGAGTTCTGCCTGTAGTATGGCTTTTATGTGTGGCCGCAACTCTTCTGAGTATGGTATCACGACCTTGGCGACCTTATCGGGGTCACATCTGTAGCGGGCTTCTTCCATGAGATCGATGGGCCCAGCGAGCCTGCCTTGAAGCGTATCCGCCTCAATCAGGAGCGCCCCCTCCTTCATGGTGTTAGCACCAAGCGCTTTCAGAGCGACTGAGACATTCTTGGCTATCTTTGGATGTTGTACGTAGAAAGTAGCAATGTCCCAACCGCTTTCGCCGAAAGTGCGGGAGAGGCCATAGCCATATATGACGGCATTTATCATCTGATCTTCAGAAAGATCGCCGGCACACAGGATGACCATATTGACGAGAGTAGTACCTTTCCCTATCTTAATCATAGAGTCGAAAAGGTCGAGCAGCGAGACATTAACTTTGGACACTGCCGCGGCGTGACGCTTTACCGGAAACCATGAGGTCACGGTCTTGGCGCAGTCAATGTGGTCAGTGATATACTTAGTTGGGTCCTGCTTTAAAGAAGCGAAACGGCTGCCTTTGTGATTCAAGGCATTCCGTAGATATTGGAATGGCACCCCGGCAGCTCTGCGGCCTATGGCTAAGATATCAGCCACATCCATCTTGATCTGCAGGGGGAAGGGGAGAGCAAGGAGCGACACTGTGACAGGTAACAAGCGGTGTTTAGACCTAAGCGTGCCAAGGGAGCTTTGCAACTTAACAAGGTCAGCCACGAACGTAGCACGTCCGTAGCCTTTGAGAGAATCCGGAAAGAAAGAGCCAATAGATAACAAGTACTCACCTACAACACCGTAATTGCTTGCGCGTTCGGCGATTGTACTCATTCAGCATTCGTCCCTCTGGGCGGGGAAGCGCCGGGTGGAGCAACGGGTTGGGGAGGCTGGTCGTCATCGGAGTCAGAGTCAGAAGGGGCGGCAGGGTTGGGAGGGAGGCCAGGGCCACCGCCACCGGGCTGGTTCCCAGCAGGCCTCGGCACTTGAGGGTACCGGACAGGGTTGTGTTGCGGAATAGGCGCCTTGGCAGCTCCGGTCGGCTGCTTGGTGGCTTCAGAGGCAGCCCCGCCCCCCGCGACAACGCCCCTGGCGTATGCAGCGGCACCACCATGGTCCTGTTCCCGAGGATCACGGTCAATGGTTGGAGCCCCGCGGTTGCGCATGATTGGCGCGGTGGTGAGAGTCGCCATCTCACTCACGTCAGGGCGGCCGAAAAGGCGGGCTCGGGCCGAGGCGGCGGACAATTCACGTGAGGCACGTGTCTTAGCGCGACGCACATCGGCTCCCGGATTGTTGGAGGCGCCATTCGGGATACCGACGGGTCTGCCAACGGAGATGGTAATGCTGGTGTCCATGAACTCGTTATTGGTTGGGACGTGTTCAACGAACGGGATGCCCTCATCATCGAAGGTCACGTGCTTGACGTAAAACCCGAC